GTGGGTTGATTGCCGGTAGTGGCAGCGATAGCCACGTAGAGCACGGCATTGAACAGCACCCTGTCTCCTACCGCATAGGTGGTGGTAGCGGAGTAGGTATCGAACGCGAAGTCCGTGGCGTTGAAATAGTTGACCTGGAATGACTTAACGTTGAAACCGGACCTGCGTGTGTTAAACAGCAGCATGCCTTCGGGATACAGGGCGGCATCGGGTGCATCCACATCAAGATAAGAGCTTGACAGCAGGCTCACTATGGTGGGGATGGGATCAGTGATAGGGTTAGTGGTGCCGTTGGGTGCCCAACGCGCGTCCGCGAACAGGATGCCGTTTTCCGTGGTCTGATCCGAGTTCACTATCAGGACCCATTGCAGCACTCCGTCCACTTCCTGCCAGCGATAGATCACGGGATACAGCTCGAGGTTGCTAGTGTTGATCCAGATGTCGCCTTGTACCAGTGCTGTCTCATCGCTTTGTTCGGTGGGCGCAGTGGCGCTGACGATGGGGCCCGCAGGATCGGTCTGCGTGAGATTGAATCCGCGCACATCATTGCTCACTGTGCGATAACCCACGAAGCTGCCGTTGTTCTGGATCATGATGTCCACTTCATCTATGGCCGAGTAGTACCAGTTGCGGCCATCTGCGGGATCTTGGCTAGGAGCATCATCGCTAGCAGTGTAGGTCAGGGCCACCCAGTTGCTGAGTATGAGATCGCCATCTACACCGTCTCTGACCTGATCGATAGTGATATTGAAACCAGCATCTGCCACGGGCGTGCCCGACACATCATTCAACACGATCACACCACCAAGGCTGTGGGTAAAGGCTATGGCACCATCAGAGGTCACAGCAGCCGATACCGGAGAGCCCGCAGGCAAGGCAGCGGATACCGCGGTAACGAATGCTGCAGCAGTGGTGCCCCCCAGCGTCACAGTGACCGCTGTGCTAAGGTTGTTGGAGTTAGCGGTGCTGTACTGTATGGTGAAAGTTTCCGCGGTCACGAATGAGGGCGCAGTGGTATCACCCACTACTACCGTGGCACCTGCCTGGAGGCGCTCGAATACTTTCAGCGTGAAAGTGTTGTTATATTCGTCCGTGGCATCTTCCGGGCTCACATTGTATTGGGTGTATGTGGTGCCCGCTGGAATATTACGGCCTCCTCCCGCAGGATCTAGGGCCTTGTTGGCGCTCTGATCGTTTTCATAGATTGGAGCAGGCTGTGCCACGAAATCACCCAGCACAGCATCAAATTTTTTCACGATGATGTCGGCGCCTTGGTTCACAGCCGTGGTCATGTTCCACACAGACCCAGTGGGCCTGCCACCGCCCGTGTCTGTGGTGCGCCAGCGCGGTACAGTGAAGTTAGGGCTCTGCTGCAAAGCAGGAGACAGATAGCTCGTGGCCGTGATGCCCAGAGTAGTCAGGAGGCCCGCGGTGCTTTCCGGAGCGATCACTATGATACCACCATCTGCTGAAGAACCATCTGACTCAGCATCGCTGTCCGCGTAGAGCCAAAGCTTGTTGCTGGTGCGCGTGAGATCAGTCTCGGCCGTGACGCCAGGGATACCAGTGGTGTTGATCTGGGCTACCAGAGCTGCCAAGGTAGTGGTCACCGGCACTGTCACAGTCTGTCCATTGATGATCAGCACATTGCCTTGCGTGAGCGCGGATCCTGTCACAGAGTTCGCACCCTGCACGGTAGGCCAGCTCAGTTTCCAGGCATCAGATCCTACCAACACCCAGGCATTGTCTTGGTCTTTGTAGTACACCGGATTGTTGGCATTGGTGGCCACCACGGCATAACCGCCGATGCTGCCCACATCGGCGCTGGGTATGCCCGCAGTGAGCTGGCTGGTGCTGGTGATCACCGTGGGGGTCTGCACCGTGAACGCACCAGTGGTCTGGTTCCACTGGAAGATCCCCCAGGATGTGGCGACTGTGTCTAACCAGTAGGTGCCGTCCGCAGGATCGCCGGTGGGTCGCACCAAGGTGGCAGTGAGTTCGGCCAAGTCAACGTTGGCACGCTGCACATAGGCCCGGTTGGATATGCCCAAGGCAGAGTAGGCGGCTAACAGGCCATATTCGTTGAGCTCATAGCCGTTGATGGGTGTGCCAGCAGCGGTCTTGTAGAAGAACGGATTGCCAAAAGTGGCGGCCAAGTCTCTCTGGCTGGTTATGAGGAACACCCGTCCCGCATTGGCTGCCAGCGTGCCCGCTGCTACCCCAACTCCGGTGCCGGAGATCTTGTTCTGCGCCGTGGCGATCAAGAAGTAAGGGACCGAGTTGGTCGCGGCAGGGATATAATTGCTTTCGTCTATGACGGTAACTTCTACACCTGGTGAAATCAGTGCCATGGTTGCATCCTTGTAAATGGTTACTGATATTTATGGATCAACCAAAAAACACCGCCGTTTGCAGGTGCCTTGATTAAGGCCTGTGTAAGATAAGTAGATGCATGAGACCTCTGTGCCGGGTGTGTGAACGCAATGCTGCTGCTATAAATGGTTATCACAACGGACGGGTGTACTACAGGAGCCGGTGTAATGCCTGCATCCGCCGAGGCCGAAAGCAGAAACCTGCTGCACCACGCTGGCAACAGTCAGGATACAAGAAAAAGAACAGTTGTGATCGCTGTGGTTTCCAGGCGCGCCATGCCAGCCAGCTCATGGTATATCATGTGGATGGGGATCTCAATAATTCAGAACTGCGCAATCTCAAGACAGTTTGCTTGAACTGCGCAGCACTGATCACGCGCCAGGATCTGCCCTGGCGGCGCGGAGATCTTGAACCAGATCTGTGATCTGCTGGTACAGGTCGTCCATGGAGCCGTTGTTGTCAACCACACGATCGAACCGGGTTCCTGCCCACGCCCATTCGCTTTGGTGTGGCAAGTCAGCAGGTCGCGGAGTACCTTCGATAAGATGCTGCTGTGCTGGCTGGAACCATGCAGGGTCTGCTCCGCGCACCACACGGATCACATAGCCGTTCTGGGCATGTATGGCTGCTATCTCGTTGGGGAACCTGCAGTCCGATATGACCACGTCATCAGCGGAGTTGCGGAGCTTGTTTTCTAGGCTGGCGATCCAGACGTCATCATGGAAACCTCGCCGGCACACTTCGGTGCCCCAGAGCTGTAGCATCAGTCTGGGCGTGACCTCTTGACCCAATCGATCACTCCACCAGGCATCAGGTTGCTCGCGCCATTCTCTGCTGCTTCGGCTCCTGCCTTCCAGCATGTCTCTATCCCAGCCAAATACCGCGGCCACCGCATCTTTGAGAGTGGCAGCGAACGAATCTCTGCGGAACTCGTGGATGTTCACTAGGTAGTCCGCGATGGTGTCTTTGCCCGCACCAATCAATCCACACACACCTATGATCATACCAACTCCCGGACTTTGAGCAGCTCGAGGCTGTCCCATAACAACAGGATCTGCCGGCGGCAGTCTTCCAGCGCATGATGGCTGGCTGGATACTTGTTGAGTGCGGGCACCAGGCTGTACACAGTGCGTGAATCACGCACCACGAAAAACTTCCAGGGCAATGGCATGCTGGCCTCTTTGTAGGCATGCTCCAAGATGTTGGCATCGAAAGTGGGACCGTTCGACCAAAATCTTTTTGATTGCCAGATCAAGCGTCCAAGTTCTTCCAAGGCCTGGGCCAAAGGTATGCGGTTATCTTCACCAAATGCTTCCTCCTGTGCTTCTGGCGGCTGTGTGGCCCACCATTCAATGGTGCCTTGTTCTACTCGACGATTGGGTTGACTGCCAGGATCGATGCGGGCGTAATAATGCCGATACTGATCAAAATCATGCCGGTTCAAGGGATCAAAACATTGCGCTGCTATGGTCAGCACACAGGCCTCGGGGCCAGTACCGCAGGTTTCGATGTCAATCATGATGTCAGCCATAATGGAGATTATAACATCTCAAAATCGGACAGTCAACCTCGATAAATGTCCTCGCCCATCACATCTCTGAACCATTGATGCCCACCTTCCCAGCTCCAATGAAAACCATCTGGGTACATCATGTCTCTTTGGCGACACCATTCCAAGGCTGGTTTATCGCTGATTTTCGACCAGTCGACCATCGCCATGAGAGGACTACTGGTATCTATACGGCCGCATCCGGGTTCCCAGGCTGTGTGCTGGTAGTCTGCGTGGATGTCATACATCCAACCCATCTTGTATTCTATGCCCTGGGCATGCAATATGCCTTGCAGGGCCGCAACATTGTGCAGGGTCAGATCAGTTAGATATCGGCTGGCTGCGCCAGGATGGTATACTGGCGCACTGGCCTTGATCTGCAGGCGAAAGTATTCATCTAGGACCTTTGGCATTCTAGGATTACCGACACCTAGAAATCCTCCGCAGTGCAGGTAGGTAAGATCATCCAGATGTGAAACATACTCAAAGTCACAGTCCAACGCATCAAACATCTGTCGGGGTAACACAGCATCCAAACGGTTAATGCCGCTCCATACCACTATAACTTTATCATATTTCTCTCGGGCTATGTGGTGCAACACCCGCATGGCTATCACTTGATTGCCGCTGCCCGCACCACCATGGATGTCGTAACGATCGGTATCGATTCGAGCAAACACGCGGTCCCAGTTGAATTGATTGCGCAGATTTATTTCGCTGTGGAGGCTGAACATTTCCACGAAACTACAGCCTTCAATCAGCACACGGCCCGTCATCGATACCGGTTAAGCCTCGCTGCCAATTTGCTGGCAGGATTGATTTTTTTCGTTCTTTTGGTCCTGCGTGCCTGGCGCACCTTGGTGCGGGCACGGGTCTTTTTCATCCGCTGCATTTGGGCCGCGTCTGGTGCTTCGCCGCAGTCCCATACCCTTGGTACGGTTCGGTTTTTCCTCGGACCCGACTCACAACGCCATGCCAGCGTGACTCGACCAGTGCGCGGATTGCGTTTGAACACCAAGCGATGTTCGCTCACAAACTCATGGGCCCGCATCAGCCTATGACCAGTGTGAGTGGTTGCGAGCCATCCACATATAGTTTGAGATCTTCGATGCAGCGATCCATCTGGGCCTGTCCTTCGGATTTCATGGCAGCACCGTTGAGGGTAGAACCGCCCTGTGGGCCCGCTATAGTAGCAAATTTTTCTCGGGCTTCGCCTATGATGTACTTGGCAGCACCGGTCATATAGTCTCGGAACCATTGCGAGATCTGGTAATCGCTCAGCAATACGATCTCTGGACGGAGATTGTAGGTCCAGAGCAAGACCACCTCGCCGGTGCCTCTGGGATCGCGGATCAGCTGCAGGCGTTTCGTGACTGGGTTCCAAGTGTAATTGATGTACCCGCCGAACATCCTAGCGGCCAGTTCTACATATTGCTGATAAAAATCATAGGTCGCCATGCCGCCAGCAGCTTGGTTGAAGTTCAGGAGATACACGTTCAAGGTGGCCTGGCCAAAGGGATCAAAACTGTAGCCTCCCACACCTGTGATGCCGATGGTCCTACGGAAGATCTGTCGCACCGAAATGGTTTCCTGCGGAAGGTAATATTCGTTTACATTGTCTTCTAGCTCAAGGAAGCTATAGGATTCTTCGTAGGCATTTTGTGCCCGCTGGCGATAGGTACCTAGCGTGCGCTGATAGGCCGCTTCATAATGGGCTGGATCTAGCTCGAGATCGATGATCTGATCCGCTAGCTGCAATTGTACATACTCTATCAATTGCTTTTTGAGTGGGTCTAAGGTGTCGTTGGCCATGGGGATTCCTCACCAATATTTAGCGAGGAATCCCGGCTGGTTAGGCCTGGCTTACAAACCGGTTGAGTTTTTCAGCCTCGGCAATCACTGTATCCGTGGTTGGAAAATCCGGCAGAGAAGGAAAAGCAACATGCTTGTCGCTGTCAAACTTTGCGTGGAATTCCTGGATCAAGGCATCTCGTCGTTGATGTATTGGAGTTGTCAATACTTCATTGGCCAGCTTGAGGATTTCGAGACGGATTTCGTAGGGTGTTTTGCTCATGATAGACTCCTTTCTGTGTGTGTGTATGTGCTACACGAGCAAGAGTATTTACTATCTTACCTTTAGCAGGATCAGATTTTCGTTACTGCGACCGTTGAATTTCACTTCGGTGGCTCGGATGTCCTTGAAGAATTTACGGGTGTTGGCCACACCACCTGTGAGCAAGCCACGGATCTGCTCCGCGGGTTTACGCAGGGTCTTTTGCATCGAGTTGGTGGTATCAAAGCCCACAAGGCTGGTGCCTTTCACCGTCATGGTACCGATGTGGCCGTCGGCCACAGCATAGATCAGTTTGCGTTTCTTGATATCATATAACCAAGCTTCTTGGCAGCCCACTAGCTTTGTGACGGGTTCGCTTACCAGCTTGAGTTCGGCAAACTCGCGCAGGTATCTGAATCGCTGGGTGAGTTTTTCTGGGCTGACAGGCTTCTTTTTGCGCGGCGCGCGCTCGGTCTTCTTGATCTGCACGTAGCTACCGCAGTCAGAGATCACGGTTTCCGCGAACTTGATCAGATTCTTGATCTGCAGTTTGGTAAAATTTCCATAACCTTCTGTGAGCTGGCTGTCTTTGCCTGCTACCACGGATTCTAGTTCTTCCATGCGATTCTTCCATTTGTCCGCGATTTCGCCTGTTAATTGTGGAGCAACATTGAGCCCCCGCAGTACAGCCATAGGTTTGTAATCTGCACCCATCCGGGCGCCGGCCCGGATCATCTCATCATACATGCCTTCGATCTCTCCTGCGGCTTCCGTCATTCGGTTAAGCAAGCGATCCTGGATTGTGAGTCTAGCCACCGGTTCTTCCGCGGATTCTGTGACCTGTTTCACTGAGTGGTTAGCTCCGATCAAGCTGCGGACATGATTGTCTACAGCCAGTTGTTCATGTTCTGTGAGCTCCAGGCCCATCAAGTTCATGCGGGCCAACCAGCCAAACACATTGACCATGGCGCCATCGGGCACACGACCAAATTCTCGGGCTTCTCGCGCACGGTCGGTGCGGGTGAGCCAATCCGTGATGAATTCTTTCACTTCTTTCTTGCCATAATGATAGCCGTACCAATAGAAGGCAGCGCCCAAGCGGCTGTTTCTGTCCTCCGCAATGGGCTGAGTGCGCCATTCTGGTTCGGTGCCAGTGTATTTCACATCGGCGGTGCGAGGATTCAATGGTCGTATGGGTCGAGCGGCGGTGGGTGTCATGGTGCATCCTTTTGCATGAGTCTAGCGATCAATATGTGAGCTTCAAAATTTTTCAGTGATTCTTCGGCCTGTTCTAACAGCAGATCGAACCGATGCGAACCTCGACCTCGCTGGCGGCAGTTCACCCATTCTGAGTTGGCCAGATTGAGCCGTTCCTGCACCGCCCGATGCATCGTCCAGAATTCTCGCAGGCCAAATCGCGATCCGATCGTGGCACGGTGTGCCTGATCCAAGCGGTCTTGCAGGCTCTGCCAATCCGTCAGGTCCATACAGTATTTTAGCAGGATCGGCTTTTGCGATCAACCTGCCCATAAATACTGGACTATGCCACGATTGAGCCTTTGGAGTCCCCAAAAACGCAACGATTACCGATTTTTCGATCGCACGATCTCAGAGATGTACACCGTTGGTGGACTGGATCTCTACATCCACAAATATCTGGGTCCAAAGACAGGTACAGGTGATTCAGCGGAATCCGGCAATTTTGACCCCACGCAACCAAATTACACCTTCGAAGACCCTTTGTTCATCCAGGATCTTCTCTTGGGCGAGAATCGTGATCGCGCTTACGACCCTGACATCTATCGCATGCGAGGTGTGTACAATTCCCAAGATATCGATTTCAATCTCACGCAGTTTGGTCTGTTCCTCAACAACGACACCCTGTTCATCACGTTCCATTACAACGACATGATCGATACCATACAGCGCAAGCTCATGGCTGGTGATGTTATCGAAGTACCCAATCTGCGTGATCTCAATCCGCTAGATCCCGCTACCTTGCCTCTGCCTAGATATTATGTGATCCAGGATGCTGCATTCGCG